CCCCTCTACAGTATTAACTCTAGGGACATAATAGACTTCATTATCTTCATTTTCTGATATTATTTGGTGGAGTATATCTATAAGTGATTTACTAGGTATTTCATCAGCATCTATTTGGAATATGTAATCCCCTTTACATGCTCTAGTTAATCGATTCTTCCAATTAGCAAAATGATTATTAAATTTATCTTCGACTAAAGTAATACGATTATTAGAACTTAATTTATGTAAATATCCTAATAATTCAGATGTTGGTGTATTTTTACTTAGGTCAACTAATATAACAATTTCATCTTGTTGTCTTTTATTTTCTAATAAGAATGGAACAAGTTTCTGTATTTCAAGAAACTCATTACATACTGTTATTGCATAACTTATTTTCATATTTTTATTCTGGTAACACCCCAATATATGAAAGAGCATCCATATAATCACGTTCTTTAAAACGTTCTATAGTAGTCATCTCAGGTTTTGTTTTAGTTTTAAATTTTTCTTGGTCTTCTTTACTTAACTCTACAGATTTAACAGCAGCCCAATGCCATGAATCTTTACTAGTACCCTCAGCAAAAACCATTCCGGTTTCAACATTAACACTATTAGGAAGCCATACTAAACCTGTTTTTTCATCAGTCCAAGCTAAATCTTTATAAATTTCAGGAAGTAATTCAAACTGTTCTTTATAAAAATCACTATCGGGTTTCATTAAAGTATTACTCCAATAACCACAAGATAAACTGTAAAAATTGGTAATTTCTTTACTTACCTCTATTCGGTAACATAAGTCACCACCAGATTTAGGACATTGTATAATTTCGTCGTATTGCATGTTTTATAGTTTTGGTGTTTGTAAATCTGGTAAGTTTAGTTTTATTTGTTTTGGAAAATCGGGGATTATTTCAAGAGTTTTACTTACCAACTTTTTCATAGATTCAAAATCAAACTCAGATTTAATTTTAAATCCTTGTTTTTTACCTCCAGTAATATAATTTTTATATTTACTTTTTACATTTTTAAAAGCATCTATTGCATTTTTAGAACCTACTTGAAACCATTGAGTTTCTTTTAATAACCACTTATTAGCAGCTGAAGCATGAACATTTTCAAGCTTCCCTGGTAGTACTACACAATTATTAGGATCAATAAAATCCATATGTCCTGACCAACTAGTTACTATTAATGGTTTTTTAGATAAGCAAAATTCAGCTAAAGGTCTACCATATCCTTCCCCTTTTGTTAATGAAACCATTGCCTTTACTTTAGGGTGATTATACAGCTCATTCATTTGAGTATCTGAAAGATTACCATTTAAAAGGTATACATTTGGGAGCTTATCTGTCTTTTTATATGAATTTTTTATAACCTTAATTTTATCTAAAAGTGCTTCTCGTCCTATATAACTATTTCTTCCGGTTGATGCTTTTAAAATTAAGGCAGGAGGTGTTTTTGTATTTTTAAAGGCATCAAAGAAATACTTAATTGTAACCCCCACATTTTTTCTATCATGACCAAAATCTCCTTGCATCCAATGTCCTACAAATAAATAACAAAATGATTCTTTAATTGAACTTAAATCTAAACTAATTTCATTTTTATTAGGTAAATGTTTATAAACATCCAGATTTACTCCTTCAAATATAGTATAAATAGGTTTTTCTAATTTAGTAAAACCTACTGATTGCTTAGTTTGAGGGTGGATTCTTTCAAAATTTACAGTTTCAAATACTTGTTTACTATGGTTGGATGAAACCCAGTTCATATCCATTTTATTTAAACCTTCAACCCAAGTTGGGTCACATCCTGTACTTTCAATACCGGCAGTACAACCAATGTTATATTTACCTATTGCTTGAAATTCATTAGGTATAGTTATTTGCATCCAAATATCAGGCTTAGAATTTAATCCCTGCACTGTGATATTTAATAGATGTTTCCATTCCTCATGGTCATTACAAAAATTACTAGGAGTATCACCCCATCTTTGTGATAGAAGTTTAACTTCGTATTTATCTAATTCAATAATAGCTTTAATTAAATCTCTGGATCTTGCTCCATATCCTGAATAGGTATCAAATGGGCAACTTATTACAAAACTTGGTTTATTCATTAGTATATTAATTTATGATTTAAAAACTTTCCCTTCTGTTCAGTAGCATTAACTATCTCATAATCTTTTCGAGGTTCCCATACTTTAAATAGGGCATCAAATGCTTCCATTACTCTATTTGCTTGATGTTTTGCAGTAAAACCTGCTTCATCACTTAAAGCCCATTCTCTACCCTTTAAACCTCGAGCTTTACGTTCTTCACGACTTAAATTATAAATTTCTTTATATCTTTCAGTTGCATCTTCCCAAGCACATCTATCATCATAGATATAAGGAGTTGGAGGTGATCCTTGTATTGATCTTGAAGTTGGGTAAACTGGAAATGCCCATTCACCATGCTTTTTATATGTACCTCTATGGTTAGAGGGTACTTCAGGTGATGGTTCAAACCACTTACCATCTTCATCTTCAAACCTCATTTGGTCCTGCATCCCACCTGTAGCGTTAGCTATAATAGGTGTCCCAGCTAATATTGCTTCTGTAATTGTTAATCCCCAACCTTCGTTAGATGTTAATAATACTTGAGCATCTGCTATATTATATAAAAAGTTTAATCCTTTTCTATCTAATTTTTGGGTAGAAAATATAATACATTCTTCATATGTTTCCCCAAAAAGATATTCTGCTACTTTATTTAAATCTGTACCATGTTGGGAAACCATTTCAGTATGGAGTATAAATCTACACTTTAATGCTTTTTCTAATGGTAATGAATCCAAAAATGCTCTAAAAGCTACCATAGCATCTGGGATTTGTTTTCTGCGAATATTTCTTGAATTAAAAAATAATATAAAATCTACTTCTTTATCATTACCCACTTTATGTTTTCTAAACTCCATCATTTCATTATATAATTCATGATCTTTAGAAATTGGGAAATAATGTGTTGAATCTAAACCGTGAGGGATATATCTAAATACTTTTTTACTTGTATCAACATCTTCTAGTACTAGTTTATTAATTTGAACGGTTTGCTTAGAAATACCCATCAATAAATCACATGCCTCATAGTAAGGTTGGTTATATCGAGGTGCAGGATAATCATCCCAAATGTTAAGATAAGCTATAGGTGCTAATTTTCTTAATTGGTCCTCCATATTAAAAATGTGAGTAAAATATCTTGGATCCGTAATTAACATTATAGCATCAGGTTTTTCTATATTGAATATGTTCTGAATTTCCTGACTGTCACCATAACCATTAACACAATATAGGAAGGTAGATGCATCTTTAATACCTGCGTGTTTTGAAGTATCTTCACTTATATCTAATCGTTTTCCTTTTTCAGGATGGTTAATGGCCCCAGCGACATTAACCCAATTAAAATGGTGAGAGGTTGCTATAACAATTTCTTTTGCAACAGTGGCAACACCAGAGTGTACTCTAATATCATCACAAACAAGCATTATTTTCTTACGCTTATCTTTTGGTAAATGTTTAAAACTTTTATTCATGTTTATTTATAACTCAATATTATTTTGGTTAGTGATTTTTTTTCTAAATTCTTCATCTGTAAGATATAAAAATAGAGTACGATCGGCAAGTTTTTGGAATGAGAATTTCCTTCGTACACATTCTATTTTAAAATTTTCAAATAGTTCACTTTTTACTTTAACACTAGTTAGTGTCATTTTTGATTTTGAATCTGACATAATTTTTATTTTTAATAACGTTTATTATACATATATAACTATATTAGTAGATTATTCCTTCTCCACAATTTTCTTTATCCTCTTTGTAAGGGCAAAAATTACAATTCCATTTACTTACATTCTTGGGGTATTCAATATTTTTGATATCCCCTCCACTCATAAAGCATTCTTTTATAAAATCATTTATGGCATTTTTAGCCCTATTTAATTTTATTTTACCACTTGGTGGGGTAAATGTTTGTACTCTATAAGCTTGATGTGGTGACATTAACTTTTCATCATCCCAATCTAATACTTTTCTTTTTAAAATAAGAAATTCAATTTCAATTTTTTCAAGGGGGATATTATATTGTTCTGAAAAGAATTGTTTATATAATAGTAATTGGAACTGTTTATCTTCGTTCTTTTTATCTTGATCTCTCCAACCCCTAGTACTGGTTTTAATGTCGATTATTTTAAATGTATCTGTTGGTTCATGGTATGTAACAATATCTAGATACCCCATATATAATACGTTATTATACATTTTATTTGGTGCAATTACAATAGGTATTTCACAACCCACTAAATATGTACCTTTTTTACTAAAATAAGCGCTCCGTTTTTTCTTAAACCATTTTAAAATACCAATACCATCTTCAAAAAATTCTCTCATTTCAGTAGCTGAAGAGAAATGTTCATTATTATTTTTCTTATATTGGGATTGATATTCACCTATAAATTTTTCTTGGAATAATTCTTCCATATCAATTTCCCTATCTGCAGATGCAAATGATTTTTCATATGCTACATCTAGATAATGTTGCATTACTTCATGTATGGCCGTCCCAAATACAGTATGTATAGATGATGTAAACCTTTTGATTTTATCTTTATACTGAAGTTTCCACCTATGAGGGCACCCTCTAAATATAGACATCTGAGAGAATGATATATTCTTTTGATATGCATAATTAACAGGTGTAGGAGGATTATTCCTGATTTCCTTTACTATTTTTGGGAGTTTTTTCGCCAAACTATTTTTTCCATTTATCGCGCCCAACTAAGAGCCCAATGATGCCATAATTGGCTATATCAATAAAAGTATCTTCCATACCTTCACCTTCAACATAATTTTTACCATTAACCATTAAATTTCTTAAACGTGAAATTTTATCAGTTAATCTTATAGCCAACCCAGTTAATGAGAATTTCTTATCATCGCTATTATTAACGATATCTCCACCTAAAGCAATGTTATTTAAACCGTAGTCCATATGCTTGCGAGCAAACATTTCATACATTTCTTTTTGGATATTTTTAAACTCATTTGATAGTTCTGGGTATTCGTGTTCGAATACTCTCACGGCTGTAGGTGGATGTTTAGAATCCATAATTTCTCTATCGCTCATATTTTTTTTATATTGTTGGTGGGCAAGAGCAGAAGAAAATATTTCTTCGTCTTCTAAATCTTCATAATATTTTTTAACTGTATCACCCATTTACTTGTACTGGTCGGTTAATATTAAAATATTTATCTAAAGCAGATAATCTATCATCTGCATCAACTAACATTATAAGTGCTTCTTCAGCATTTTTGTAAAAATCTTCTGTTGAGTGATCTCCAATACCAACTGCTTTATTGCCTAATAAATCAAGTGATAGTAATGCTTTTGCTTTATCTGCTTCAGCAGATGTTTTTAACATAGTGTATAATTCCTTTGTCATTTTAATAATGGTTTTATTTCTTTTTTATCTAATCCTCTATTCGCTAATATACGACTAATCTGTGTAGTATCCAACAGAGATATGGATTCTTTTGCTTCTCTACTTGAACACTTTAGATAATCCCTTAAATGTTCAATTAGTTCTTTGTTTGGTTCTTTTGTTTTTGATTTAATATATTTATTCCATTTATTATTTTTAGGAATAAATTCTTTATAAACATTATAAATCATTACTTTCTCTTGTGGTGGAAAGTCTTGTACATAATTAACAACTTCAATATAATCCGGATTCATACTAATGAATCTATGTATCATATAACTATTCCAAACCTCCCAATCTTTATCTGTAAAAGATTCGGCTGGAGGTTTGGTGTTGTTAATTGCTTTTAACCAATCAAAGATTGAATCCATCTAGCAAAGTTCGTCCTTGAGTTCTTCTCTAAGTTCTAATGGAATCCCATCTTTTAGAAGTTTACCATTT